TTCACTATGCACAACCTCCCAATCATCGCTTAAAACCTCTCCTAGACCCTCTAATTGGTCTAACATATCATCTCCTTGTTCTTCAGAAAAGTCCTCGTTAGATTGTGAAGATAATTTCTCTCCAGTTTCTTCTTCTTTTCTAATCTTAGTGGATATGTTGTCTAGCTCTGTAAACTCAATAGGTTGTAATGTTACAAAGTATAAGTCTTGTTGTATTCCGTTAAACTCTAATATGTCTTCAAGACAGTGTTTAATCTCATCTTGGAATGGTCTAATAATAACATTATCCATTAATACAGAAGCTGTTCTTAATTCTTCTGCATTATTACCAAATCCTGTATTATCTTTAATACCTAATAAGATAGGAGATACAATACCGTGACCTAACATAATCTTTTCTCTAGCTTCATCAGATAAGAATTGATATTGAGCATGAGCATCAGGTAAATGTATAGCCTCTATTTCTGCTTGAGTTTCTTTAGATTCGTTAAATGCTATAATAGTTCTACCTGCATTAGAGCTACCAGAAAACTTATCATTAATCTTTCTTTCAATAGCCCCTTGTGTTTCTTCATTAGGAATACCATTGTTAAAGTTAATAAATAAACTAGGAGCTAATCCATTTTGTATATTAGATATATGGTAATTACTTACTTCACATTCTAAATCAGCGTATTGTAAACAGGCTTGGTAATCAGGTGTAGAGTAGTAGTAAAACCCACTTCTATAAGGCTTAATCACATATATCTCTTCTCTTTGTGATTTACTTCCGTGTTTGAAGCAAGGTATTCTTTTAGGCTTGTCGTTAGGTTTAGCATCCGACCAATTAGGATGGTAGTAGTATGCTTGTATAATTCCTTTAGAGTTGGCTTTCTCAGCCCTTAAAGTCTCCATAGGAAAGTGAGATACTTTTAATATCTTAGTTTTACTTCTGTTATAGGTAAGTTTAATTGCACCTTGTCCTAACTTCTTTCTGTCTATTACCACCTTTTTAATTTCTCTAGGTCTTAATAGTTTTTTCATTCTTACATAATGCTCAGGTAATAACTCAGAGTTAGTAGACTCTATACCTCTACCAAATATCATATCAGCTATACCATTATTACATCTAGCGTTAGTTGGACTAGAAGTATCTAACTCTATAAGTCTACCAAAATAGTCATTATCAGCACCCCAAGAAACCCAATCTCTATTGTGTACTTCTTTTACTTCTGGTGCTTCGTAAGATGATAAATTAAGTATCCTTACGTTTTGTTGCTTCTTATTATTTTCCATTATATAATGTATGTGTTATCATTTACTTCTCCTGTAGGCTGCGTATATCTGCTTTTAGATACCTCGTGCTTTACAGTATAGTTAGTTTGTGTTGTGGAATATATCTTATCTCTATACACTAGGTTACTATCATCTGTTATCTCTACATAATAAGTAGAGCCTTCCTCTAGTATTGTACTAGCAAAAGTAAAGTCTATAAAATTACCATTTACCAAACCTTTAACATCCGTAATAGTTTCTGATTTACCATCCCCATCTCTTCTTATACTTATAGAAGTATTGTTAAATTTAGAAGCATTGTCTATTACACAAGATATAGCCTCTAAAGTCCCACCACTAGATTCTACTCTGTTTTCATAAGGCTCTTCAGAGAAATAATCTGTATATCTAGGAGACACTGATATGGTTTGTTCTGATGTAATTGGTAGTAATATTATCATACTAAGATAACTATTTTTAATTATTTTGTTTTTTATTTGGTAGTCTCATTTATTTTTTGTATGTTTGTATCATCAACGCTAAGTATAACAAATTTTAAATTATGGATTTTAGAGTAGAATATAGACACAGAGGAATACTTGAATACGTGCATTTAAGTAGTTGCGAAAATATAATGGATGCTTTGTATAAATTTTATGAAGCACACGGAATAAATACAGAAATTTTGTGCGTTTTCACTCTAACGGTTTGACTATGAATTTTAAAAATACGATTATATGAAAAGCTATAAAATGAATGACGGTAATAGATTTTACGACACACCTTGGGAGCGTGATGAAATTAGACAAAAACACAAACACAAAATGACTTGCCAAAAAAACAGAGTTAAAAGGAAAAAGAAACGAAAGTAATTTTTATTACACACAACTGATTTGTATAACAAATGAAACGATTTAATAATAACTAAAATAAATATATAAACCAATGAAAAAAGAACGTGAGCAAATAGAAAAACCACCTTTAGGGTTAGTTCCTAAACGTATTAGACAAGGACAAAGATTGTTAGAAATAAATGAAGCTATTGCAAGATATTACAATGCAAATATGATAATACCTATTGAATGGGTAGAAGAACATATTGACCTTATTAGACAAGGCGTAAAATAGTTTTTTTTGTTATACGTTGTTGGTTGTAGTATTTGCACGAACGAAAAAACGCAAAGAGAATCTTCCGAAAATATTACTACCAACTGATTTGTGTAACCGAAGTAGCGAAAATTAATAACTTAAATTTATAAATAATGGAATTAACAAAAAAAGAAATTAAATTAATAATAGACACTTTTGAAGACCACGAAAATAATTTGGAAAGCGAATGGTCTGTTGAATTAGGGGTTGAGGAAAAAGCCTTTTTAAACAAACTAAAAGAAGCTATTGCTGTTACACATTGTTCTACACAGTTGCCTGATGAATTACAACCAGTGTTGGCAAAAATAGAACACATTAACTCTTTAGGAACTTCAAATTATTGGGAAGTAGTTTACTTTGATGGTAACTGGCGTTCTTTTAGTGGAAGCAAAACATTTGAAGATGGCGAAAAAGTTGTTAAATGGAACTATTGTAAGGCAATTGTTTAGAACACAAAAATACCCCACGTTTTAATGTGGGGTATTGACTGTTGTGAAGCGTTTTAATGCTTCATTTATTATTTTATTATACTCCTTCAGTAACCGAAATACCAGTAGCAGCAATAGTATCTCCTAAGAAATTAGCAGGTGCTCTTTCCATTCCTGAGAATGTTAAAGTATATCCACTCATATCTCCCATAGCAGCTCCAGATACGATAGTACCACCAGATATATCTAATCCGTGTTCTAAACCTGCAACAAATACATTCCCGTTATTGTCTTCTACTAAAATGTGAGGACTACCGTAGGCTAATAACTTAACCGTCTTGTGGTCTTCTTTAGTTAATTTTGTTAATTGAAGTTCTAAAACTTGCTCAAAGGTAGTAGTTCCATTCTCTCTTGAAGAGGTAATGTTTTCTGTATATGTAGAACCACCTTTAATATCAAATTTATATGCAGTAGGAGTTCCTGCGAAAGAATCAATAACATCTGTGTTGGTAGCATTATAGTCAACAACACCTAGGTCTCCTTTGTTGATGATGTAAACAGCGTTTAATCCTCCAACTGAATCTTTACAAGGCTCTAAACGTCCTCTTGAAATATCACAACTCATTATATTATATTTTTAAAAGTTAATAAAAAAGGGTAAGTAGGCTCTAGGCTTACCTACCCTTCTTAGTTTATATTATACTAATCTTAGTTAGCAGAGTTAACGATTCCGTAAGTTACGATATCTTCAACAATTCCATACTGTACACCAGCAGTAAATCTCATAATGATTCTTACGTTTTGAGAACCATCTAAGTCAGCCATATCTAAAATCTTAACTTCGTTTTGGTCAGATAAAAGTCCTGTACCGAAATGTAAGTTATCTTTAGTAGTGGCAATCATAGTATCAGAAGCAAGTCCGTTAGCCATAAAGATTTTAACACCGTCAATGTATTGGATGTTAATGTCTTGGTTGTTTCCTTTGTCTTGGAAACCAGCAGCTCCTTGTCCGTTAGCTTGAAAACCACCTAAAGCACGCTTGTAAGCTCTAAATACATTTTGAGCAACGTATATATACAAGTCGTCTCTTCCATATAAAGCAGCAGGAATAGCATCTACAACTTTTCCTAGTTCAGCGACAACGTTGGAAGCATCTACAGTAGTACCAGCAACTTCGTTTGCAGCAGGTAAATCAGCGTCAGCAGCTAATAAAGTAGAAAAACCATCATACTCTCCAGCAGTAGCGTTAACTCCTCTCCATAAATTAACTTCTTGTTTTTGTGCTACTTTAGCAGCAACGTGTCCAATTAAATAATCTTGGAAAGAAGAAGGTAAGTTATCGAAAGCAGAATATCCCATAGATACAGCATCCCAATCAGACCTAAAGTCTTTCTTACATAATTCTAAGTTTACTTGAAACTCCTCTGGTTGAAGGATTCTTTCAGTAAGTGTTAATGTAGAAGTGTCAGCGAAATCACAAGTACCATCTTTTACGATACCGTCTAATTCTAATCTTTTTACAACTTCTTTAAATTTAACGTTTGGTCTAATAGTTAAACCTCCGTTAGAGATTGTGTTACCTGCTAATAAAGCTGCCGAGATGTATTTTCCAGCACTTTCTCCAGCATAGGTAGTAGTAATACTTGTACTTGTTGCCATAATTTTAGCGAATTTTAAATTTAATTTAATTTAGTTATTAATCATTGACCACACTCGTTCGGCAGCAGTCATTCCTTTATTGTTAAAATTTTTCTGTCTAGTCTCAGTTACACTCTCAGGAGAATGCACTACTTCCTCTTCTATTTCTTCAGAAAGCTCTACAGCTTCTTTTTCTTCAGCAGATAATTTAGCAGGAACATCAGCCTCAGAATAATCAGACTTGTCTTCCATCATTGCTTTAATCATAGATAACAATTCTTGTTTAACTTGAGATAGTTCTTCTTGTGTCGCAAAGTTCATTTGAATTGGTGCTTCTTGTTTAGGCTCTTCTTTTTCTTCAGCTAATTCAACTGCTTCTTCAATTACCTCTTCTTTAGTTTCCTCTGTAGATAACTCTACTTCTTCAACTTTTTCTTCGATAACCTCTTCAACAACTTCTTCTGTAGATAAAACAACCTCTTCTGTAGCCTCAACTTCTGTAGTAACTTCCTCTTTCGATAAACCTACTAATTCTTTGATGCTTGCAAGAATTTTTTTACTGTTCTTCATAATTGATTGATTTTAATATATTAATATAACTATTTTTAATTTAATTGTTTCATTTTTAATCACAAGAAACTAAATGTCAAGCAATTACAAACTTGCTGGTATTAATCTAGCTAACTTCTCTATAGTGTCTACTTTTGACAATGTACTTGATTCACTTGGTGTTAGTCCGCTAGTATCTGTCTCTGTATTAAATACAGCAGGAGGGTTAATTTGTATAGAGTTGCTTGTTAGGGAAATTATAGAAACACCATCATCTCTATCTATCCAGCAGTTGTTAATTTGCAAAGGAGAACTTTTAATATTGTCAAAAGTTATAGCTACTTTATTGGTTGCGTTTGTTATTTTATTAAC